GGGCAACATTTCAAGCAACATGGCTCGCATATCTTCCGCTGTCAACATTGGAACTGCTTGAACAAACTGATCTTGCATCAACTTTAATTCTGTACTTGCTCTTGACATTTTCTGCTCCTGTTCAACGACCGCAAACTTCACCGATAGATTTCATACAAGTCTTTGGGCTGACAACACCAACAATGATGACAAATAAACCAAAGAATACCATACGAATTCTGTCTGTTACTGCTTTCATTTTCTGCTCCTGTTTGTCTTACTATGCCTCTATTATACAACCAATTTGGCAACTTGTCAAATCACTGACTGAGTAGCGCAAGAACCAAATATTGATTGAAAGTATTAATTACTTCTTCAAATTCTTGCTCATAATAGTAGTACTTGGGTGTTATTTTTAGTCGTTTTCTGCACTCTATGAACTCGTTGTCCAGCAAGTTAAACTTAAGTTTTACAGTTTCAAATATCTTAAACAAGTCGCTTCTAGTCTTTACATCGCTGACCTTGTTCAAATTAGTCAAACATTCGTCCCGTTTTACTCGGGTACGGCCGTGAATCTCGTAAAGAGGCTTGAGTTCAATGAAGCGGTCTTGTAGCATTCCTGTATTGTAGCACCATTTTGATTGTGTGTCAAGAACCGCATAAATACGAGATACGAGGGATTTACAGTGGCAAGATTATCATTATGGCAAGATGGGCGTCATACAAACGATTATAAGTTTTTTGACCGTCGCATTTCAGAGATGTTTACTATTGGTGGCACTGGTATTTTGTGTCACAAGTATTTGGGTACGAATCCACAGGGTGTCTACATTACAACGACTACTCCAGTTACCACTATCACCAATGTGCTTTCTGTCAGCGACACTGGAAACATCAATTTAGGGGATACTGTTACTTGTACCAATGTCCCAACAAACGCAACTGTCATAGCCAAAAACGCTAGTACTATTACACTGAGTGCAAACATTACAGCAAATATTGGTACTGGAACTAGCGTGGGTATCAGTACATACGCAACACAACCAGCTTACACAAATCAAAGTGAGCAAAACATTCAAGACTTGCTTTGGTTAGAAAACCGTGATCGCAAATATGATACAAGCGTGTATAAGATGCGTGGTATCTATCAGAAACAAGATCAAGACTTTGACTTGTCACAATTCGGTCTGTTCTTACAGACAGGTACAATCTTCATGGTCTTTCATTTGAGAGACATGGTTGATATGATTGGTCGTAAATTGTTGAATGGTGATGTACTTGAGTTACAACATTTAACAGACTATGACGCATTGAATCAAGATGTTCCTGCGGCTCTGAAACGATACTATGTTGTAGGCGATAGCAGTTTTGCAAGTGAAGGGTTTACTCCAACTTGGTGGCCACACTTATGGCGTGTTAAGTTGAATCCGTTAGTAGATAGTCAAGAATACAAAGACCTTATCAACAATGTTATGGCTGGCACAAGTAACACACCTATCGCACAAATCTTATCTACATTAGATCAAAACTTAGCAGTCAATGACGCTGTTATTCGTGAAGGTGAAGCAAATGTTCCATTGAGTGGGTATGACACAAGTTCATTCTATACTGAACCAAATATCGTACCAGAACAACCAGACAAGTCAGCGGATGATGCATCAGATACGGCAGACGATGTACATGATACAGCAGATGAAGGCCCATTGACAGCGACGGGACCAGTGTATGCGTATCTAGGTGGTACAGCAGTTGCACCAAACGAAGCGGCTATGGGTATGGGCATTGCATTCCCATCAAATCCACTAAGCGGAGATTATTTCTTGCGTACTGATTATATACCAAACCGTGTGTTTAGATACAATGGCCAGAAATGGGTTGCAGTCAATGATGTTCAACGCACAAGTCTAACACAAGGTCAAAACAATCAAACACAACTAGGATTGTTTGTTAATGCTTCAGGTTCATTTGTTAATGCAGATGGTAATCAAGTAAATGTCAAACAAAGTCTTAGCAAGGCACTAACTCCAAAGGCAGATAATTAATGGTAGCTCCATCAAACTATTTTTACGACGGGCAAATTAGACGCTATATCAGTCAATTTATGCGTGTCGTTTCCGATTTCTATGTAGCATTCGGAGCAGACCGTAACGGTAACATTGCATATCAGCGTGTGCCGGTTATGTACGGTGATCAAAGCAGACAGGCTGCAACGATTATGCGTAACAACAGTGAGAGCACAATCAACGCAGTGCCAGCAATCGCTGTATATGTGAGTAATCTTACATATGATCAAACAAGATTACAAGATCCATCATTCACACAGACAATGCAAATTCGTCAACGACAATTTGATCCAATCACTGGCACTTATAGCGATGAACAAGGTCAGAGTTATAGTGTTGAAAGAATGATGCCAGCTCCTTGGAAATTGACATTGAAAGCTGATATCTGGACAAGCAATACTGAACAAAAATTACAAATTCAAGAACAACTTGCAATGTTGTTCAACCCATCATTAGAGTTACAAAGCACTGATAACTACATTGACTGGGCCAGTCTAACAGTTGTAAACTTAACGGATTGTACATGGGATAGTCGTACAGTACCAACAATGGGCGATGAACCCATTAGTATTGCTACGATGACTTTCGAGATTCCGATTTGGATCAGCACAAGTGTTCAAGTCAAGAAGATGGGTGTTATTCAGCGTGTTCTTACAAATATTCAAGATTTGGATACTATGAATCCAATCGGACAGACTGCCATCAACATCAACAACTACTCAGTAGTGTTGTATAACAATGCAAGCGGATACTACTTGAAACTATTAGAAGAACCAGACTTAAATATCGTATCAAATTACGGGGTAGAAGCATTGAACACTCATCATAGTTGGGCAGGATTGATTAATGAGTACGGTGAGTATACCGCAGGGTCTAGCGAAGTTCGTTTATCAACACCCAATGGCAGTGAGATTATTGGAACTATTGCTATTAACCCAGCCGATGATAGTATTCTGATCTTCAATCCATTTGCAAACACATTACCAGCAAACACTATGGAACCAATCAATGCCATCATTGATCCACAGACAGTTAATGTGGGCAGTTACTTGACTAGCCCAGCAGTCGGCACCCGTTATCTTTTGATCAATGATATTGGTAGTGCGGCAAATGGTGGTAACGGCCCAGTCGCTTGGCAAGGCACTGGTGGTCAAAACTTGATTGCATATGCCAATGATGTTGTTCAATATAATGGTACTTATTGGCAAATCGTGTTTGACAGTACCTCGACAAATGATTTACAATACGTTACTAATTTAACAACAATGATTCAGTACAAATGGCAGAACCAACAATGGACAAAGAGCTACGACGGGATATACAACGCAGGCGAATGGATGATCGTCCTCTAATTGGTGCTGGTGCTCTAATCTATTGCAAAGCGACACATCGCTATCTGTTTCTATTGCGAAATGGTACACATAGCGGTTCGTGGGGATTGGTTGGTGGTAAGATAAATGTCGGTGAAGCCGTCGTACAAGGTCTAAAGCGTGAGATAGCAGAAGAATTGGGCGGCATCATCAATGATGCCAAACTGATACCCATTGAAAAGTTCACAAGCGAGAACAATCATTTTGAGTATCACACTTATGTGATTAAAGTAGATGAGGAATTTGCCCCATCACTTAATAGCGAGCATAGGGGATATTGTTGGGTTCCGTTAGAAGATTACCCAAAGCCCTTACATCCGGGCGTTTGGCGTACATTCAAATTCAGCAGTGTGATTGATAAGTTAAAAACGTTAGAGAAATTAGCCTAGATCAACTTCATAGACAAACTCTGTAAAAGTAATTTGTCTTAGATTTAGTTGATACTTCCAACTTTCTGGCATATAGAAGTGTTTAGAAGTTGAAACTCTAACAAAATCTACATCGTTGTACAAATCCATTACAGTTTTCAATGTTTGTTCAAAATACTTTTCTGTAGTTGGACTATGTGTTGCGGAATATCCGAATGTATTGCTGTACTCATTCATTTGTATATCGTCATGTCCACTATGCAAGTCAAAACCCATCAGATATACAGTTTTGTGTCCATCAAAACAAGCCATATATGCGGCAATGGCACCACTATCCCAGTTAGGGTTTTGCGGTACTAGGTAGAATTTACCTGGATAATCTAGAACCATTTCAGCAGTACCATATATGATGTTATGATCGCAAAGACCTTTGTTGACTAACTCTGGGGCCATCGCATCGTTGGCGATAACAAAGTCAGGAGTAAAATCTCTAAGAATAGCATTACACCCATAAGTCTGTACTCTACCGCTAGCAAGCAATCCGCCTTTATGTTCTTTTAACAATCGGTGCAAGTCTGGGTGCAATTCTGTTCTAGATGGGCCATTACCCATGACAACTGCTTTACCGCTTATTTGTGTGTTAGTAACTTGATTGGGCACAAATTCAGTGGTCTTGACCCAATCACCACCAGTGTAGTGCATTTCACGGATGAGGTCTTCACCAGTGTAAGTGCTACGATAGAGTTTTTTAATCTTTTGCATAATACATTATTTATGAGACTTATGTCCAAGCAACCCAGCTCAAAGTTGCTTCATTCCACGCATAATTGCCACTGGTAGGGGATGGGGTTGGGGGTTGCCAAGTCCA